GGCGCCTCGGTGCGGCCCATGCTCTTCATCACCGCCGCGGTCTGCGCCATCGCCTTGCGGGCGTCGCGGGCCTCGTTGACCGAGTCGGACAGGAACCGGAACGCCCCGGCCGTCGCCCCGATCGCCGCGGTGACCGCGGCCACCACACCGACCGCCTTGCCCCAGCCGGCGGCGAACTTCTGCGACGTGGTGTGCGTCTTGCCCACCGAACGGTTCACGCCGTCGAACGAGCGGTCCATCTTCTTCGCGCCGGCCGTGGCGTCGGTGGTCAGTTCCCTGATCTCCGACTTGGCCTTCGACGCGGCCCGGCCCAACTCGATGTGCTTGAGCCGGTTGCGCTCCAGTTCGCGGCGGGTTTCCTCGTACTCGTTCTGCAGGCCCTGCTCGCCGCGCTCCATCCGGTCGGCCAACGACGTGGCCTCCCGGCCGAGACGGTTGATCTCGGCGCGGGTCTGCTTCAGTTGCCCGCTGATCTCGTCCTTGGCGGCCAGCACGATCTGGAGACGGTCAGCGGCCACGTCACGTCTCCTTCGTCGGGGGTCGGGTCATGCGGTCGGCGTGCTCCAGCAGGGCGAGCAGCACGGGTATCTCACGGGTGGGCCGGTCGAGGAACTCGAACGGGGAACACTGGAACGTCAAGCCGAACCTGGCGGCGGCGGCAACGACCCGGTCCCGGTCGAGTCCTAGGTAGGGTCCTCGTCGGACTTGCCGATGAACTCGTCGGCCAGTTGCCCGGCCAGCGTGCCGATCACCCCGTCGGAGACCAGCAGCGCCACCACCGCATCCGATGCGGTGGACACGTCCAGGGCGTCCTGCAGCCGCTGGTCGCGGAAGCACACCCGCTCCCCGCCGAGCACCAGCGGCTGCCCGTCGGACTCGATCCAGTCGCAGTAGGTGGCCACCACGGCCCGGCTGAAGTGCACCTCGAAGGTGTCCTTGTGCCGGGCGCGGGCGGCCCGCTCCTGGCGTTTCAGCGCCTCCCCGTCGGTGGGGGCGTGGCAGTGCAGCACCAGCGCCCTGCCGGGCACCTGCAGCGCCACCGGGCGTGCCCGCAGCTCCTCGGCCTCGGCCAGCAGCCCGGCCAGCACGGAATCGTCACCCATGAATGATGCTCCTCTCGGTGTGGGTGGGGGGATGCGGCTAGTCGCCGACAACCCATTCGACGGACAGGGTCGCGCCCTCCTCGCCGTTCGCGTCGGCGTCGGACAGTTCGAACTTCGCCACCGAGCAGTCGAAGTACGACCTGGGTGTTCCGATCGGGACCTCCGCGGCGTCGATGAACTGCCGGGTGACCGTGGCGCCCTCGTACTTCTCGCCGGCGTGCAGCGCGGCGATCAGCGCGTCGTGGGCCACCGGGTCGATGTACGCCTCAGTGGTGATGTTGTCGACCTCGGAGTCCCCGGACAGCGGCTTCTTCCGCCCGCCGGCGGTGGTGCGCACCTTGGTGGTGGTGTGGCTGCGCGCCCCGCCCGAGGCCCGGTGCCACTCGATCTGCGGCAGCGACTGGTGGGAGACGGTGACCCGCTCCCGGTTCTGCGTGGACAGTGCCATGAGTTGACTCCTCAGATGTTCTGGTCGGCGGACGCGGGGATGATCGTGAAGTCGACGAAGTCGATGGACTCGACGAACCGCAGCGACACCGTCGCGCTGATGCGGTTGTCCGCGACGTTGGCGCCGTTCGTGACCGACACGCGGTAGCCGGGGTCGAGGTCGCCGTTGTCGGTGAGCCACGGCCGGTAGGCGTTGCACACCCCGGCGATGGCGGACGCGGCGGCCGACAACTCCAATGCTGACGCCGGGCGCCCGACCCACTGGTCGAGCAGCCGGGCGCCCTCGTCGATGACGGCGTTGACCATGTCGCGGAACTGCGCCCCGGTCAGCCGCGAGTTGTTGCTGACACCCGCGGCGGTCGCCCACACGTCGATCCCGACCCCGTTGGCCAGGGTGCGGGCGGTGACCACACCGGCGGTGTTGAGACTGGTGTGCTCGGTGTCGGTCACCTCGTACAGCGGGGTGAACCCGGTCACCAGCCGGTGCGCCGAGCGCAGCAGCGCGGAGGTTCCCGGCCCGAACGTGCGCTGCGCCTTGGCCCGCACCGTCGCGGCGTAGGTGACACCGTCGATGACCTTCAGCCCGCCAGCACCGTCGGCCACGGTGCCCCACAGCGCCACGTAGGTGGCGTACTGCTTGTCGGCGGCAGCGATGTTGCCCTGCGCGGTGATCGTGGTGGCCACCGCCTGGGCCTGCGGGGTGGACAGCAGCGCCAGGCGCCGGGTGGCGGTGCCGTGCGCGGCCAGCGCCGCGTTCGACGCGGTCACGCCCGGTGTGGCCACCGCGCCCGGCCCGTACGCCGTCGTGATCTTGGCGAGCACCGTGGCCCACGCCACGTTGGCGTAGTCGTCGGCGCCGGACGCCAGCGGGGTGGCGGACACGTTGCCGCTCGGCAGCGCCGACACGGTCACGGTCACGTCCGGGTCTTGCGAGGCGGCAGCCTGCAGCAGCGCGGCGGTGCTGCCGACGTAGGTCACCGTCCCCGACGGCTTCACCAGCGTCAGCGTGGTCGAGGCGCTCGTATAGGCCGCCGTGATCACGTCGTAGTAGGCGCCGGGGTGCCGGGCGGTGACGGTGATCTTGTTCGTGTCCAGGGTGGCCGTGGACAGCACCGCGGACGGACCAGAGGCGCGCTGCACCACCAGCTCCCCGCCGTTGTTGGCGAAGAAGAACTCGGCGGCGTCGTACATGTTCGCGCCGCCGGTGCGGGCGCCGAACGTGGCCGCGTACTGCGCCATGTTCGTGACCACTACCGGGCCGGACACCGGCCCGAACTGGGTCTGGCCGGCGATGATGTAGCGGGCCACACGAGGCCCGCCGGTGGGGGAGCCGCCGGCCGCGGTCCCGGTGGTGACGGTGATCCTGTCAGCCATTGTCGGACTCCTTCTTCTCCGCCTTCTTGGCGGGCTTCACCGGCGGCGCCGGGGGTTCTGGGGTGCCCGTGGGCACGATGACGTTCACGCGTGGCATGGCGCGCTCCTTTAGAGGGGTGGTGGGGGTCAGGCGAGGGTGGCGTCGGCGGGCAGCCCGGTGACGGTCATGTCGACCGCGTCGATGTCCTCCGGCGGATCGAGGTCGGCGACCGTCTCCACCAGCCGCACCGTGAACTTCAACGTGCCGGCGGCCAGCGGCACCCCGGCCAGGGTCTGCACGGCCGCGCCGGTGTCCTCTGGCCACTGGCCGGGCTGCAGGTCGATGTCGTCCGGAAGGTTGCTCATGGTGAGCACCGACTCGCGCACCGCCAGCATCAGCCGGTCCCGGTCGGTGGACGCGGCCTCGAACGTGCCGTGCACCCGGTGGTCGCAGGCCACGATCACCTCGACGTCGTAGGCGTACCACCACGTCCTGGCCGCCACCCACTTCAACGCAGTGGCGCTGGTCGACCGGACCAGCACCGCCGGGAACGCGGTCACGCCCTCCAGCACGTCGGCGAGCAGGAACGCGACGTCTGTGGACGGGCTGGTCAGGTTGTTGGCGCTCAGATGCGCCTGCAGCCGGGCCGGGACCTCGGCCTCCAGGTAGGTGCGCACCGCCTCGCGGACGAACTCGTGGCCGCGCATCAGTCGTGCACCGCCTTGTGCAGGTGCTTGGCGACCAGCGCCACCCAGGCTTTGCGTTCCGCGCCGCGCAACGGGGGGACCGGCGGCCGTTTCGGCATCCGCGACGTGCCGTAGGCGTGGAACACGGCGATGTTGTACACCCGCCGGTCGTAACGCGGCGCACCGTAGGCGGCGCCCTTCTTGGCGTCCCAGATTGGCTTTGACATGGTCAGCCCCTCGCGCATCACCCCGGTGTCCACCAGCGGCGACTGGTGGGTCCGCAGGGTGGCCGCCGCGAACGGCGCCCACCGGCCCAGCCCGTTCGACGCGAACACCGTGTCCTGCCGGTCGGCCCACAGCCGGCCGATCTCGGGCCACACCGGACGCAGATCGTCGGCGGCGTCGGCGACCTTGTCCAGCCGGGCCTCGACGTCGTCGAACCCGCGCAGCAGCTGCGACGTGGCGACGGCCATCAGGCGATCCCCGGCGCGTACTTCAACTGCACGCTGACCAGCGTCCGGCGGTCAGCCTCGGACATGATCCGCGACAGCATCTGCGGCGACGCCGTGTATGACAGCCCCTCGGGGCCGGCGTAACTGGCGCGATCCTCCGGGTTGGTGAACCACTGCGCCGCGATCCGCAGCGCGATCGCCTTGACGATCGCGACGTCGTTGTCGGTAACCGTGTAGTCGGTGTCGGTCACGTCGAAGCCAACGACGTCCCAGACCAGTGCGGTGGCGAAGTCCACCGCGGCCTGCGCGCTGTCGTCGTCCTTGGTCGCGATCGTGCGGTGTAGATGGTTCTCCAGGTCGGTGACCGTGACGAGTCCGCCCTCAACCGGCAGTGGCATCGGTGGCCTCGGTCTTCTTCGCGGTGCGCTTCTTCGGCGCCGCGTCGAAGCGCGCCAATTCAGCGTCGACCTCAGCCGCGCGTTTCTTGTCGCCCACACGCAGATAGCCGTCGCGCTCGGACTTCAGCCCGGCGACGTACTGCGCACGCTTGGCGGATGCTTGATCGCTCACGCTTGGCTCCTTTGAGAATCAGGGGTGGTGGTGTCCTGGCCGCGCCGCGCCGAGAGTCGCAGCGCGGCCAGGACTTCAGTCATCCGACTAGAACGTCGGCGTGACCAGGCCGGTCCCGGTCACCGCGCGGGCGTGGGACATCCGGCTGAACGTGTACGCCACGAAGCCGTAGACCACGATGTCGATCGCGTTCGTCTTCATCGACGGACCCGTGTCGGTGCGGATCATCATCGGCGCGTTCGGGTCTTCCCACAGGTGGCACTCGGCCAGGGACACGACGTAGATCTCGTCCTGGTCGGTGCCCGCACCGAGGTTCGTGGCGATGTTGTTGTCCACGATCACCGGGGCGCCGGAGGGAAGCACGCCGCGCACACCCGAGCCGTAGCCCGAGTCGTTGGCGACGCCACCAGCACTGAAGTTCAAGCCGAACGACTGCTGTGCGATCAGCGGGAACGTGCTGGACAGTTGCGACTGCACCCACGCCCAGCGGCGGGAGTGCATCACGACCGCGGTCGCGTTGGGATCCTGGTCGAGCAGTGCAGCCTCGACCTCGCCGATGCCCTGGAGCAGCTTCGGGTAGAGAAGTGCGGCGGTCGGTGAACCGGACGTGAACGTCACGGCGGTGGCCACAGCGCTCAGCCCGGTGGTGCCCTGGTTGATGAGGGTCGAGTCCAGCGTGGTTGCGTAGCTGCTGAACAGATCCTGCATCACAACGTCGTCGACGCCAGTGCCACGGGAAACCGCCTTGCGGGACAGCGACTGCGCCCCGGCGATCTCCTGCACGCTGATGTCGAGCGCGGTGTCGTCGATGTTCGTCTCGGACACTGCCGACGTCTCATCGGAACGCACCGCCGTGGTGGTGGAGGTGGTGATCCGCGAGATGGTGACAGTGTTGCCCGAGGCCGGCAGCGGGTGCTGGCGGCAGGCATCGGCGAACGGACGGGACGCCTTGGCCTTCGGCGCGTACAGGTCGGTCAGGTACTGCGGGACGACCAGACCGGCGAAGTTCGCCGACGGGGTGTTGGCGCGCAACTGGTCGCCGCGCTCCACGATCTCCTCGTCCATGTGACGGCCCAGACGCTGCTGGGCGCCGTAGTCGTTGCTCACCCGCGCCGACAGCACGTCGGTCAGGAACGCCGACCCGCGGGGGTCATTGCCGGGGTGGTAGGTGCGCTGCTCGGCACCGACACGGGCCACCTGGTCGTAGGCGCGGCGGGAAACGCCGGTGTCTTCGACCTGTGCCTGAAGCGCGGCGATCTGCTCGTCGCGGGCGATCTCCGCACGCATCGCGTCGACCTCGGCGGACAGGTCGTCCACCTTGGCGTCGGCGGCGTCACGCAGCGCGACCTGGCTGGTGACCATGTCGCGGGTGATGCTGTCGTCGCCGGACTCCAACTTCTCGCGCAGCGCGAGCAGTTCGTCCTGCGCGGCCTTGCGCTCGGCGATGGCGTCGCGAAGCCGCGTCTGCGAATTCGCGAGCAGTTGCTCAGGTGTCAACATGAGCATTCTCCTTCTGGTGTGAGTGAGTGTTTCCTTGCTCTCCGAACCGACTAGCGTCCGTGCGTGCGCCCGTGGCAGGCAGGGAGGTCAGCGGATGGAAGCGTGGGTGCCGATCGCTGCGTCGAGCAGCGCCAGCAGCGGCGTGCCGGCGGACTTCTTCACCAGCGACGCCGACGTGTGCGGGTTCGCGCCCCAGCCGACGATCGACACGTCACCGCGGTGGATGTCGACCTCGTGGATGCGGTACTCGGTGTAGTCCGGCGACCACGAGCCGGACACGATGCGGAACGCGAACGACATTTCGTCGATCAGACCGGAGCGCAGTTTCGGCGAGATGTAGGCCACGTCGGCGTCTGCCGGGTCGAGATCCGCGTCGACAGCCAACTCGTCGCCGACGACGGCCAGTCGCAGGCTGCCGTTCGTGGTGCGCGCCACCCGCCGCATCTGGTCGTGGCCGAGCACCAGCGGCACGTCCAGGCCGTCGGCGCGCAGCGTGTTGTCGAACGCCGCGGAGTCCACGATCTCGCTGTACTCGCCGAACATGTCAAACATCGGGTACGAGCGTTCCATCACCGACGCGACGCCCTGGAACCGCAGTGTGGGTGCGTCGTCGGCCTCGCGCAGCGTCAGACTGGCGGGACTGAGCACGCCGGAACGTGACTGCGGGTGTTCGGCGTTGCGGCGTTGCGCCGGGCGGTCATTGCGGTGGTTGAGCGCGTCGGCTCGCCGCGCCGCGGCACGATCCAACTCGTTCACAGGTTCACTCCTTGCGTGGTGGTGGCAGAGCGCGTCGGGAACAGCCGCGCGAACTCGGCCTCCTGGTCGTTGGTCAGCGGCGGACGATTGTCCAGCGCACGGGCCTCGGAAACGGTCAAACGGCGGTTGGTGATCGCGGCGTCCATCATCTGCGCGCGCGACGCCGGATCCATCCGCAGGAAGGCGTCGGTGTTGAACTTGACGACCTGGCCGCGCGGCACCAGCCGCGCCGTGAACGTCCGCTCACGGCGGGTGAACACCGGACCCAGATTCAGGATCAGCAGCTGCAGATTTCGCTGGGTCACATTCGCGTACGTGATCGAACCGGACGCCGACTCGACGTCCACCATGTCGCCGGGGACGCCGTAGAACCGGCAGATGTCCGGCGCCGACAGTTTCATCATCGCGTCGAACGCCGACTCGGATGCCTTCGCGCCGAGCATCTGGTAGTCCCAGTCCTGGCCGGTCACGAACACGTCGCCGGTCGCCACGGAGTCCTTGAACTTCGTCTTCACGGCGGTGGCCTGATCGGCGGTGAGCGTCTTCGCGTTGTTCTTCAACATTGCGGCAGGAACGCCCGCGCCGGCGAACCATTGCGCCGCGAACGCCTGCGCGGACAGGTAACCGGACAGCGAAAGTGCCGCATACGCCGTCGGGGACAGACCGATCACCGAACCGGACACCGCGAACTGCCGTTCGTGCCAGATGTCGTCGACGTCCACCGACTGCCCGTCGACCTCATACGACACCACACCCGAGCGCACGCGGATCGTCACCGACGACGCGGGTAGCGGCTCCAGAACCGTCGGATAGTTCAGCCGGTCACGCTGCTTGATCAGCGCGAACGTGTTACCGACGTCGTCGAGGTCGAACTGGGAACCGTACAGCCATTCGGTGACGTCCATCCGGCCGTCCGGCATGGATAGCACAGGTGGGGTTGGCATCGTCGTGGCCACGCCGTTGACGGTCTGCTTGCTCACGTCCAGCGGCGTCGTCGACACCAGATCGGCGCGCAGCCGTTGGCACGCCCATTTCACGCTCGACGTCAGCGAGTTGTCGCGGGTCACCGGCGCGGCCGACGCGGGCAGTCGTGACGGGATCAG